CTCATGGTGGAGAATGCTCCTGCCATGGATCAGCCAGGGCACTACCGACGTCAGCTTCTCGAAGCAGCCTGCCTAAAGGTTGAGGATGACTCCATCCTCCAGCTCTCCCTGCAGTTCGAACCGACCGTCGAATCACTCGCACGGATCTGGGAGTATCGGGGCGAAGGTGGGGTACTCAAGCGACGAGACGCGAAGTACTCACCCGGGAAGCGAAGCAAAGACTGGATCAAGTGCGTCCGCAAGGGTTCCGCCACCTGTACGATCCTCGGCTTCCTCCCCGGCCTCAATGGCCCCCACTCGATGGTCTTCCTCCGGGACGACGAGACGGGAGTCGAAACCAGCGTCAAGACGCTGAACGGAGACTGGTTGAAAACCTTCGCAGTGGGGTCGGACGAATGGATAGGACGGAAGCTCGTAATCTCATTTCGTGAGCGAACTCGCGACGGATCCTTCCGTCATCCGATGTGGGACCACCTGCTGTAAGCTCCGCAAGCACCCGGGCGTGAGACGACGCTGCCACCACAACGTGCTCACGCCCGGGCTCCACGGTCCGTCAGGTTGCCCCGACGAAAGCCTACGGTCTTCGAGGACCTGGGGGATCCATCCCGAGTAGTAGGTAAACCTGCCTCTGGGCCTGTTCGAAGACCTCTGCGATCATCCTGTCCCGGTGGTCATCTCCCGTGTCGATCTGGATCTCTCCGCGGACGGTCTGAGTACGGTCTCCGTACTCCCACCCTGTCATGTCGATTCGCATCGTTTGCACGTCAGGTCCCATCCACGCGAATGCGATTGAGCACGCTGTCCAGCTGTCCAAGATGCTTCGCTTCTCGAAGAATCCCAGAATGCCCGCCCTTGATCCGGATGTTCCAGTCTGCCCACGGCATCTGCCTGCGGAAGCGGCCACGCTGGCCCAACCACCTGACGGCATTCCCCACACCGTGTCCATAGAGATGGATATGAAACACAACGTGCTTTCGAGCCTCCTCCCAGACAGGATCCATGTCTCGACGAACCGGAGCATCTACCGTGATGAGAGACCGGATCTGAATAGCTGGCAGCAACGACGCAGCGTACGCCGCAACCTGCCCGCCATGTGAATGCGCGATGATGTTCCGGGATTCATACGGAACCGTCTGAAGAAACGCCCTCAGCTGCTGCCCACCAAACTGCCAAGCAAGGTGGTCCGGGGAGAAGAACGTCCCGGTAAGGGCAGTTGACCAGAACCCGAACTCGGCACATCGACGTGTGAATCCACGCGACGTCAGATACTGATCAAAGAGGGAGTGAGCGTTGACCCACTCCCCCGCACGCTTCAGACCATGCGTGCCTGCAACTGGGATGTAGTCCGTCACACCCGGACTCCGAGTAACGCAACGACATGTGATATCTTGTTGCAGATGGTCTGGCCACCGCCGCCCGCGAAGAGCAGCCCTCCGACGAAACGGTCAGCCGTTAGAATCGCAGAGCCAGAGTCCCCGCCGGCGGATCCGATATCGGAGATGATCTGGTCGTCGAAGACCGCAACGCGGCTTCCCCCATAGGACACCCGGATCATCCCATTCGTTCCGAGGACCCGACCAGTCGTGCGGCCGGTCGTCCGTCCGTTCTTGAAGACCTCCTCTCCGAGTTGGAGATCACGGATCCCCATCACCTCACCGATCTGGTAGACCTCCGGAAGGACGAAGTCCTGGCTCAGCGGCTTCACCACTGCAGCATCGACGAGATTCGGACTCGGCTGGGGAATCGCCATGGTCCGAACGTGCACGCGATACGGGCACCGGGCAACCCAGGCTCCGAAGTTCCCGATCCCTTTGATCGAGGCCCACCAAGCCTGAGCAACGGCCGAGTTCTTCTTCCCGGGGGTCTGACCTTCGAACGAGATCGTGACGAATTCGAGGAGCGTGCCCCAACGATCTGATGGGTCGGTCCCGCCGTCGGCCTTGCCAGGTTGCACCACCGCATCACCGAGACGAGCATCGTTCGAGTTCGCAGCAACGTGGTTGTTCGTCAACGCGAGCCAGTCTTCGGACACCCCACGCTTGACGGGACATCCGAAGGTGCCTGCGGTGATTGCAACGTGGCCCATCGAGAAGCCACCGGGGCAGGGACGACGCCGTCCAGTGTTCACGTTCAGGGCCTTCGGCATATCCTGTTCGACGACGTCGGTTTGGACACGCTCGATTGTGCGCGGGATGACTTCGTGCACGGAGAGGAGCTCGATCGGTTTCTTTTCTCGGACGGCGAAGACGATGGATTCCCCTTGCTTGGGGTCTCCATTCTTGTGACCCCAGTAGACTTCCGTGACTTCGGGATGCGTGAGCATCCAAGCCTTTGCAGCGGCGAGTGCGGATTGTGTGGGCATGAGTCCTCTCTATGGTGCTGTGACCGGGGTGGAGTAGTCGAGGCGGCATGGAATGGAGATCCCGATCACGCTTGCGTGACATCCGATGACGCGGGGCTCGGCGAGGAGCCCTTCGAGGATGTCGCGGTGAGCCCGGTCGATTTCGGTTGCGAAGTCACGAAGCCCGTTGAGGGACTCACGGAGTGCGGCGTTGTCGACTTCCAGGTTCGCTGTGCGGATGGTGAGCACCTGGACTTCCTGACGGAGTTGTTCCAGGTCACCGTTCGGCGGAGGTGGAGGAGGAGGGGGCGGAGGAGGATCAGGTTCCCCCGGATTCACCGAGAGGACGATCGAGCGGGACCCATTGTTGATCACATCAGTCATGTCCTCTCCCGATCCGGTCATACCTGTCGGGGTTCCTGCCTCGTCCCAGGCAATGAGAACGTCCCATCCTCGACGCGTCGGAGCGTGGATCAGGAAGTCACAGGAGATGTCCGGTCCCCCGAACGGCATGGGACAGCGATTGCCTGTGGCCTTGCCGAGGAGGGCCCAGCCGTTGAACCGGTGCTCCCAGGCGGTCTTGTTCAGGAGCTCAGCAGCCGTAACCGCGGTCAACGACCCGGGATAGGTCGCTCGCAGTGTCTTCAGCGTTGCTGCAACAGGACCGGTATCCTGAGCGAAAGCAGCTGCCGGGACAACGAGCAAGAGGACGAGAAGCAGGATCCGAGGACGTGTGATGGTGGACAGGCGTGTCATGAGAAAGCCTCCCTACGCGTAGCTCCAGAGCCAGGGGCGGGGCCCGGAGAATCCAGGCGAGGAGAGGTCGTCTAGATGTAGAAACCTTCCCTCCCCATGTTGCTTCACGCCGACCCCCGTGAAGTTGAGATTGAGAGCGAGGCGGAAGAGGAGCAGGGCATCGGCCCCGACCACTTTCAGATCAACCGCCCGGCCCGTTGTGTGAGGACCGTTCGGCCCAGTGTTTGACACCCGGACATTGTGCTCAGGGGACCGATACCAGGAGGAGACCGCAAGGGGTTTCCCATACGTGCTTCGCAGGGCCTGCATCCGATCCAGGAACTCCGGAACGACAAGGATCATCCCGGTCCCCTTGCACATGACCTCTCTCGGGCTGAAGTTCGGCCACGTCCAGAATCTGGAGGGAATCTCCGAGATACTCGTGAACCGGACCGGAGGTCTAGTCTCTGGGGGCATCGAGGGATCCATGTCTCACACTCTCCCGATCGAGTCTCCGATGCAGAGCGTTGACTGTAGACGTGTTCGCTGAGATCGCCGTGGAGTTCTCCCGCACGACGCCGATCAGATGTTCCCGTTCGTTCTTGTACAACTCAAGCAGCTCTCTCTGAGAGCCCATGAGACCAGTCAGCTGCTCACGCCACGCTATCGCGTCTTTGCGATACACGAAGAACATACCCCAGGCGAGAGCTCCTCCGACGCCGAGGCTCGCCGCCCACTGCCAGAACACTGTGTCCACCCTCACCTCCCCAGTCTGCGCATGAAACGTTCGAACGTGGCAATGTTCAGGGTGGACGAGGCCCTGACGTTGTAGATCGGAGAAACTCCGAACTCGAACCCGGAGATGCTAACGGTCTGAATGATGAAATTCGCGAAGATGTTCTCGGGCGGGCCCAGAGCGACAGTCACGATCTTGCCGACCCTCGAGTTGATGTCCTTGGTCTCATACTGGATCATCACCTCGACGGCGGAGTGCCGGGAGAGGTATTCCTGCCCTTCCTTCTGGGCGTCTGACCGCTTGATCACGATTCCGACGTCGAGGACCCGTTCGATGATTCCGTCGTCGAGGTTCCCGAGCAGCGCTCCGAGGGTCCCCTGAGCCGGGAGATCGTTCAGCACGATCGTGAAGTCTACGGGATTCGTAAGGGGGACTCCCCGGTAGGTTACCCCAGTCAGGAAGAACTCGTATTCGTTCGCCGTGTCCTCAGACGGTGGAACCGCCCCGATGTCAATCTGGTCCTGGACCGGCATCGTGTCTACGAATCGGGCGATCGCACGGTCTGCTGGGATGCTTCCCACTTGTAGCCATTGAGTAGTGGAGAGACCTCCACCGTTACCATGGCGGTAGATGTTGAAGCTTCGGACGAGGTCCGTCCTTCGGTTCGGAGGCTCGGAGGTTAGATACCGAACGGCCAGCTCAATCCCTTTGTTCGGGTCGGAGACCGTCAACGCGCTGAAGGAGTGGAAGATGGTGGTCTCACCGGCGCCTGTCACTCCGGTGAACCCGTACATGTACGCGCCAGGGTTGTCCAGGCCAGCGCCGGGGACGTCGACAACCTCCCGATCAACGATCAGTTGAATGTTCTGGACCGCCGGCTGCTTGACCCTTCGGGCTGTGCCTGTATAAGTGACTCTCTGCCCGTTGATGGTAGTTTCACCACCGGACTTCTCGTATCCGTCCAAGCTTGGAACCTGCACCTCGGTGCTTGGAGCGGAGAGATCCCCGATGACGGAGCCCACGGTTCCTCGAACGAGAAGACGCGTGATGGTTTGATTGAGATCATACGCAAGACTGAAGTTCCGGAACCGGGACAACGTGGACTTCGTCAACGGGGTGGGCGCGTCTCCACCATCCTCATCGGAGAACCCGAAGCGGACTTCGCGATCGTAGTTCACGGACCACGTCGCACCGATCCTATCCGCAAGCTGCGAGAGTGCCTCGTTGATCGGAGCGTCTGTGAACGTCAGTTCGTCGACCGTCGGGAGGTTTGCCTCAACGAATGTCGGAGAGAATCCTGGGACGAGTCCGATCAGTTCTAACGCGATCGCATCTGCACGCGTGTTCGTGTACGTTCGTGAGACGAGTCTTCGACTGAAATGCCATTCGTATCCCAGTGCACTGACATCATACCGGAGACCGGTGACTGGAAACGCGCGGAGTCCTGCATTGAGCGTGGAGGTTGCTTGCAGGCTTGCCCGGAGAAGGATCTCCAGAGTCAGATCCGCGGTGAGAGTGGACGTCGCAGTCAGCGTTGCTGTGAACAGAACCCCGACTAGCAGATCTGCAGTCAGCGTCGACTCTGATTCGAGCGATGCGGAGAGCAGGATCTCAGTAGTCAGATCCGCTGCAAGCGTGCTCTGCGCCTGCAGATTCGCGACGAAGAACGGGACCTTCAGACTCGCTGAAAGAGTCGACTCCGCCGTCAGGCTCGCTGAGAGGAGAATCTCCGTTGAGAGATCAGCGTTGAGAGAACTAACTGCCTCGAGCGTCGCTTGGAGAGTCGTATCCGCCTGCGCAAGCAGGGTGAGGATGTTCGATGGATCATGCGTGGTCAGCGTGGGCTGCCACTGAAACCTCGCACGATTTATCACGATCGGGACGTTCGCCATTTACCCAGCAACGAGGCTCAGAAGCCCGTAGTACGATGTCGCAGAGGTGCTTCGCTTCGGGAACTCGAAGAACGTGACGCACGCATCATCGAAGATCCGCTGAAGGTTGAACGCGGTGTTGATTCCATCATGTTGAAACGGCATAGCCGCAACAGGGCACGGGAAGATCCCGAGCATGTGGCCGATCCACCAGTTTTGAACCCCTGTCGTTGACGTGATCGTCGATTGATCGATCTGAGTTAGATTGCGAACACCGCGGTCTCCGGCGTTCAACGGCCAGAAGTACGACGCAGCAACGGACGTCGGCCAGAAGCGTGGGACGTTCGTCGCGACGTTGAATGTCTGAGCGGCGGATGCCTCAGCGGTGTTGCCATCTTGGTCCACGTACGTGATCGTGATCGTACGGCTGTTCGAACTGAGGTTCGTTGTGATGTCCGATCCGATGAAATTGCCTACGGCCAGGTCTGCGGTCTGGTATCGATCCGGCAGGTTGTTCCCGTCGATCGGCGTGCTCGTTGCAGCGGTGTGATCGTACGTCATGTCCCAGAGACGGTCGTACATCCCCAGGACCATGCCGGTGACCGACGCTGAGACATACGCGTTCACGAGGTGGAGAGTGTCTCCACCCGTTGGATTCGTCTGACCGAGAGCGCCGACCGTCGTCCGGTCTGTAACTCGACCCGTCCCGGAGGTTCCTCCACCACTCCCGACCCCGGGAAGTCCGACCTGCTCCCACAGGCTGTTTGGGAGATTCGTGGTTCCTGCCAAGCCGATCTTCGTGAAGGGCAGGTCCTGGCGTTTGCCTGCGACCGTCGCCTCGCTGATGAGGTCCGAAAGAGAAGTGAACCCCGCGTGCACTGTGACGAGTTCTCGTCGCGCCCAGGCGCGAAGCACTCGCTTCATGCGGCCGAGGGCGTAGTCTGTGATGTTCGTGAAATGCCCTGCCCGGATCGGGCCAGTGAACTCTCCATCACCACGAACGTACACAGCACCAGGGACATTCCCGATCGGGATCGGTGGACCATACCACCCTCGAACGCTGCGTGAGATGGCTTCGACGCTGTGATTCGGTCCGAGCCATCGTTCAAGTCGTTGCGCGTGTGTAAACATCATATCACCCCTGAACGAGCTCGAGTTCTCCCATGAAATCGCCTTGGCCTGGGGACATGAACCAAATCGCCAGGCAAGCGTCGTCGTAAACCCGCGTCATTGCGAACGCGGAGTTGATTCCATCTCCCTCTCCGACGTAGTACGCCAGCGCGCCGCCAGCGGAATGTGCTGTGATCGTGGGGGTAGGAAGGAATCCCAGCATATGACCAAGCCACCAGTTGTTCGCTCCCGTACTCGTAGTAGATAGAGTGACATCGGTCAAGTATCGAACACCGATATCCCCTGTGGCCAACAGCCAGTGCCACTTCGCGTTGAACTGCGCTGGCCAGAATTCATTTGCTGAGGTCGGGTTCGCGAATGTTTCGACGAACGCCGTCTTCGCGGATTCATCCTGGTTTGTATATTGGATCGTGCAGGTCCGGGAAGTTGACCCGAGAGTCCCCGAGACTTCAGACCCGATGAAGTTTCCAACGGCCGTTGCCGTGGTCTGATACCTCGTGGGACGGTTCGCCGCGTCGATCGCTCCTCCGACGGATGAGTGTGGAAAGGTCATGTCCCACAGCCGGTCGTAGAGCCCTGCAACGAACCAGGCAGCCCCGCCGAGACCGGACGAGAAGACTCTCATCCGGGTGAAGTACGTCTGTTCTCCTGCAGGGGGGTTTACGAATCGGATCGCGCCCTGTGTTGCTGAGGTCAGGACTCGTCCGGTCCCAGAGGTCCCGCCTGTTGACGCGCCAGCGGTTGGAATAGCATACTGCCTCCAGGCTGATACTGGGACTCCTGCAGAGTTCGGGGCGGAGGAGTTCACAGCGAAATGGTGCCATTGCCTGCGGTAAACACCGCGGTCAACGATCAGGTCCTCGAGAGTGGAGAATCCTGCGTTGACCGTTCTCATCTGAGAACGTGCCCATCGACGGGTTCGACGGGTCATCCAATCCTGAAGACCGGCAAAGCCTCCGCCCCGAATCGGTCCAACGAACTCCCCATCTCCTCGGACGAAGACGGCCCCAGGCACGTTGCCTACAGGTATGGGAGGTCCGTACCATCCCCTCGCAGAGGCGGAGAGCTGGTTGACTACTTCAGGAGCCAGCCACCGTTCGAGGCGTTGCGCGTGTGTAAACACGAAGCCTCCTATCCGAGGGCAACCACGAGATCACCGACCTCGAACTTCGGAGCGGCGTCTCCGTCATTCACGGTCTTCGGTGCGGCGAGAGGACCGTGGAATAGCATGTCGGTGGTGCTCTCATCGAAGATCGCGACGTGCGTGATGACGCCCCAGTTCGCTCCGACAGGGGCCGGGAAGAGGATCTCCACGTTGTTCGAGGTGGCTCCACCGGTTCCCGCAGAGTCAACGGCTGTGCTCTCACCGCCGGTCCCCAGCCAGTTGGAGAACAGGGGATCCAGTTGGACGCGTGCATACGCTCCACCCGTGACCTCGGTGCCACCACCAGCGTCTGAAGGTGCCGCCGTGAACAGCGCGATGTAGAGCTCCGTTGGGCCGGCATACGACCGAGCCCGGAAGATGTGATCGATCAGCTCGTTCTCGAGGAAGTCAGTCATCACGGTCATTGCATGTGCTCCTTATGTTCCGGCCTCGACCCTGCCGCCGCTTACTTCGAGGACGTTGCCGGCGAAAATCTTCCTCCCGTCCTGGGTGATGACGACGGGTTCCCCGATTTCAACCTGCGTACCGATGACGGTGAATCGGCAACGGTTCGGGACTTCGTTGAGGACTTCCTCGATGGAGGAGGACTGGATCAGAGTTCCGATGATTCGTCCACCTCGTCCAGTCACGACGAGAGGGGAGGTGGACTCTGGAGTCGCTGCGAATTCACCGACCCGGAAGACCATGAAGAGCATGGTCGATGTGAACAGGTCGGATGTGATGGTCAGACGGAAGACGTGTCGTCCGTTTCCGGCATACGTAATCGTCGTTTCACGGTCCGTAGGAGAGTTGATCGTCGCAGCGGGACCCGAAATCTGTTCCCAGAGGAAGGTCAGGTCACCAGACCATCCGTCGTAGTTCACGAGAGGGGAGAGAGTGCTCTCGCCTCCTTCGACTACGGCGTTGAACGGACCGTTGATGACAGGGGCGACGGCCAATGGAACGATGACGGTTGTCTCTCCAGACACCTCGTGCTGCGGAGTGGAGACCTCGACACTGTCCACACCCGTGATCTTGCCGAAGGCAGTCAATCGGAAGGTGTAGATTCCAGGGACGTAGGTCCCAAATGTGATCTGGGTGGTGAGGGACGTCGGTGCGCTGATACCTGCGGTCGGTCCCCCTTCAGGTTGATCAACTTGTGTCCAGAGGAAGCTCTCCTGTTCGAAGTTCGCAGACGGTGTGAAGATGCCTTGCAGCGTCACGCTGCTGGGGAGGGGCCCGAGAGCGATCTGTTCAGGGCCCGCGTTCACCTCGGGGAAGAGTGCGACGTCGGCCTGTCCCTCGTAGGTCCCCCAGGCAATTAGGAAGCTGATCCGAGGAGAGTTCGGAGGGGCAAGCCCAGCGTCTTTGACAAGAGTGCAGCCCCAACCGCTTGCGAGAAACGCGGCGAGGTCCGGAGGATCGTCTGTGAACGGGTTTCCCCCTCCGCTGTCCCATCCGAAGTTCCATTGGCGATTGCCGGATCCGGTCTCGAGAACGAAGGGATGGGTGACCCCTCCAGCACGCACGGAGAACGGGGTCGTCGGGGACGCGAACGGGGTGACGTTCCCACGGACGCTGAATAGACCGAACACACTGAACCCTTCAACCGTTGACGGGTCTGTGGTTGTCGGCCACTCCTTCCACTTCGTAGGGTGTGTGACGGGAGTCTGACCTGACGACGCGTCCTCGAGCAGACCGTAGTAGTTCCCATCCGCATGGCGGACTACCTTGATGACGTTCGCATCGAAGAAGTAGGAGATCGGAAGAACGTCTCCGAGGAAGTCCAGGAAGATGATGCCGTTGGCCCCGTCCCAGGGTTCGATCGGATAGTCGTCCGGATCGTAAACGAACAATCCTGGAATCGCGTCGAGAGTGAACGTCCCTGCATCTGCCGGAGCATAGATCAGGAACGCATCCCCGTACTCAATCGCCTCGACGAGGGTGCTGGGCACCCCGCCGCTCGTCCGCGGGATCCAGGCTGCTGGCCCACTCTCGTTGACGGTTGTCGGGGCGAGCGCGAAGAACCACTTCGCCACTAGTTCACCGGGATCCCGGATTGACGAAGTCGTTTCACGAGGACGTCTCCGACGACACGGCCGAGGGCATCACGTGCCTGCGGGTTGTCCATGACAGGATAGTTGAAGACGAATGCGCCGGGAGCGATGTGGACGGACGGTCCGCCTGCGGCTGGAGGACGAACGCCCGTGGGAAAGACCTGACTGCCGAAGGGGAGGCGAACGGCCTCGGGACCTCGCTCACCGACCATGACGGTTCCGCCATCTTGAAACCCGGGAATCCTCGGTCCACGTGGCGGTGGAGCAGGCCCACTTCCGGCGCTCCCGATAATCTGCATGATCTCGGCGAAGGAGTACCCCTCCTGCGCAAGCTTGAAGATTCGAGACGTGTCGAACTTGTATCCGAATCTGCCGAGGTCTTCTAGGTACTGCCCAAGGTTCTGAGACGTGATCTCGAAGGAGAAGGTCATTGCCTGGGTCAGTTCCTCCGTTGCCTTCTTCTGCTCCCGGAGTGCGTCGGTCTGAGAATTCGTCACTTCCTTCGCGGCGGTCATCGCTGCGATGGCTTCCTCACCGTATCCACGCATGCGGAGGCGAGCTTCGTCAATGACCTGCTTCTGCTTTTCGAGATCCTCCCGGAAGAATTCTCCCGAGAACACCATCTGACGGTAGGTTTCCTGAGCTGCCTCCAGCTGCTGCCGAAGCGCCGTTCGCGTCCGGTCCTTGACCGCGTCCCAGTTGGACGAAATGCTGTTCAAGGACTCGTTCGCCACCGCCCGGAGCGCGTCGTAATGCTCCTTGTACTTTGGGTTCAGCGCGTCAAGCGAAGCAACCGCCTTCTGGAACGTGGCTTCGATCTGTGCACGGGCGAAGTCCTGGGAAGTCCCTGAGTTCTTGATGACAAGGAGTGCATGCTCCTCCCAAAGCTTCGCGACTTCGATTAGGCTCCGCTTTTCCAGATCGGCCAGGCGCTGTCGATTGATCATCGACTCGGCGAGGTTCTTATTCGCGTTCACGACCTCGTCCGTGGCAACCTTGACTGCGTCGGTGGCTTCCTTCTGCTCGCGCGTGGCCATCGACGCGGCCGTCATCGCGTCACGCACCTGGAAGAGGGTTCCTCCAATCCGGTCGAGCGTCTCGTCGAACTCCGTGTGTCCGGTAACAGCCCGAGCAGCTTCTGCTGTCTGCTCAGCGAGGTCAACCGTCATCGCTCGGAGAACGGTGCGTTGGTTCTCCAGTGACAGGACGACGCTATCGGAGACAACTCCGAGACGGTTCCCGACTTGCGCCGTGACGGTCGCGACCTCGATGACGGCGTCGACGGTCGCGACGATTGCGGTTTCGACCGCAAGCACGACGGTCCGGATGACGTTCCAGGCAACACCCATGACCCGAGCAGTCTCGACTCCAGCCAAACCAAAGTCAACCGCAACGATCGCGGCTCGTTCGATGAACCGAACCGTCCCATCGATGAGACCCTGGCTGTTCGGTCCGAACGCATTCTGCACTGCGGTGAAGACCGCATCGATGCCGGCTGCGAGGACGGGGGACTCCGAGACTGCAATCGCGACGGAGTCAACCCAGTTCTTGACGGCGACTTGCGCCTCTGCGATTCGGTCTCCGAAGTCCTTCTCGATGAGAGCGGAGCTCTTCGCGGCTTCTCCGAGGAGGCGGAGGACTTCGATACGACGAGCCTCTGCCTTGCCCGAATCGGACAACTGCGTTGCGGTGATCCCGAGGCTCGCGGCGTAGTCCGCTTCCGCGTTAATATTGTCGATGACCCCGAGCTTCATCGCGAGGGCGCGGGTTCTGCCCGTAATCAACGCGTCGGAGACGAGATTGAGGTTCTCTTCGACGGAGCCGAGGCCGCGATCAGCGAGAACGAACGACGCCTCACTCAGCGTCCTGAAGTCGCTACCCGTCAGTTGGACATTCGCGGAGAGAACCTTCGAGGCATTCTGCAGGAGAGTGAAATCGGTAACGGTGTTCCGGGTGCCGGCCCTCAGCTGCTCCATGATGAGGGCGGAGCGCTCCGCACTTCCCGTGAACTCGTCCATCGTACTCTGGAGATCCGTGATGGATGAACCACGGAGACCCAGAGCGATGGTGGCTGCACCGACGGCAGCGAACGCTCCAGCGACCAGACCTGCGGCCGTCGCAACAGCCCCGAAGGACTTCGCACCTTCTTCCCCGAAGAGCTTCACCGCGATGCTGGAAGCGTTCAGCTGGCTGGTGAAGTCGTTCTTAAGTTCGATAACCCCTTTGATTGGGGCGATGTCAGTCACTTCGTGGTTCCTTCACGAATGCGGGCGTTATGCCCAGAGATCCACGAGTCGATCATCTTCTCCTGCATCTCCACGGTCTGCTTCGGCATGGCCGCGATCGTCGAGGTCCTCTGCTGGTCACCGAACCCGAGGAGAAAGTCCGAGAGTGGGAATCCGCCGGGGTAAACCACCGGGTCCCTCGCAAGATTGACGAGTGTCTGGACGATGTGGGCAGCCCGGAAGTCTGCGCGTTCCTCGCCAAACGGTTCAAGGTCGTCATAGGCTTGCCACTCAAGGAGCTTCTCATGCGGGATTTCCTCCAGCATCTCATCGACGTCGAGACGCTTCATGTACAGAGCCAGCTTGAAAGCGAAGCGGCGGAGGCCGCCCCGCTCTAGGTCTTTTTTGGGTCACCTCCCATGCCGTTGAGACGGAGGCACACGTGCTGCAGGCGGTTCATCGCCGCGAAGCTCTTGTCCTTCAGGGCAGGCACGTCCTCCATCGTCAAGAGGCGATGCCCGTTTTCGTCGATCGCACAGTACACGAGGATGATGTACATCCCGTCGTCCCCGTGCTGGTCCATCTCCTTCGTCATCTTCACAGCTTCGGAGCCGGTTAGCTGACGGAGCCGGATCGTCGGAATGAGTTCCTCTCCGTCCTCCTGCCATTCTGGAACAGGCTCCATGATGGTCCGGAGCTTCTTCCTGCCCAGCAGCTTGGCACGATCCAGCGCCTCGCCCAACGTCTCCTGCTTCACGACATCTCGAAGTTCCTTCTCCACAACTCACGACCTTTCAGGTTGGTGGTTACCTGACTGCAACGATTCAACCCTCTGCCCGATGCAGGGAAGACCCTTATTACATCGAGAACATGTCGACGACGGACGTCTCACACGATCACTCGCCGACGCCATAGCATACGCAAGTGATCCGACAGGAGTTCGCATGTGCGAAGCCTGCCCGTGTGCGCTGCGCGAGATCCACTCAGTGATCCGCGCCACGCGTTACAGCTCGGTGACCGGCCCTGCCCAGACGAACGCGAGATCAGCTCCCTGCTTGCCGTCCACCGGAATCACGTGGAACTTGAAGTTCTGCAGGTAGCCCTCTCCCTGTCGGATCCTTCCCGACTTGAACAGAACCTGCCACACGGCCTTCACGTTGTTGTCGATGTCCGAGTTCAGGACAACATGCGTCGCATCGCTCGCAACGTAGTTGATCTTGAACGTCGGGTCCGACTGCCGGAGAATCCCCAGCACGTGGCTCTCCGTCTCCTCGTTGTGGGTCGAGGTCTCAATCTTATTCCGGGACTTTCCCCCGGGATCAACCTCAGTGATCTCCCCGACCGTCACAAACGCCGTGGGATTTGCCAACGGCGCCCTCTTGATCAGGATCCCTGTTCCAGTTACTGCATTCGACATGTCCGCGTCTCCTTCTGGAAATGATCTGCGATCTACGAGTTATAGGCAGTACGTACCGCAGCCCGTAGCCGCTGCAACCTTATGTGGTGCCTCCGAGCAGCAACAGATCGAATGTCACGCCGGTGCCTGATCCGCTGTTCGCGAGGGTGAAGTTCACGTCCGTGCTGACAGGCCAGCCGGCTGCTGTCGGAGCGAGCAGCGCAAGCACGCCGCCCGGAGGCACGCTGATCGACGCGGTGATGGGATCGTCGACAATTCCACCGATGATCAACGGAGCTGCGAACTCGTTCACTCCACCGAAGGCGAACACGTTCACGTTGTTCGTGTTCCCGGGGTCAGCGTAGACGAAGATCCCCTTGATCCGGACGAGTGCAAGAGCCCGACCGAACACGTCCAGCAGATCGGAGAGATCATGCGTGAAGTCTCCACTCGCTGCGATGGTCCGGGTCTCCGAGAACGCACCGTCGATCTGGTCGAGCCCGACCCCGTTCGCCAGGCTCTTGACAAACTGCCGGCTGACGTTCCCGTTGGCGGATGCGAACTGGTCGACAGTCGGATCCGCCCTGAAGAGGGCTTCCACGAACAACTTCACACCTGTGGTCAGATTCAACATGTCCAATCTCCTTCAGCTTGTTGCCGGCGACAGCCTCTTCACACACTCGACGTTGAACACGTAGCGGACACGGTTCTGAGCGTCGGGAGGAAGCTCGAACGGAGGCTGTGCCGGCTTACACAGCCTCCACCAGGTCCCGTTGATGAATTCGTTCGTGAAGGTCAGGGCGACCGCCGCTGCGATTGATGCGGCTTCGGCGTCAACCGCATCCGTTGCCCGGCAGATGACCTGGGCGGAGGGACGTTCGTATGCGATAGTCTCGGAGGAGAGGTTGTGCGTGCCTTCGTCTTCGAGACCGCCAGTCGAGATGACTGAGATCAGGGGACCGGAGCCGGTTGGCAGGACTGCCTTGGATCCCTTGAACAGGGAGGTGCCGTATACGCCGAGCCCGGCGGAAGTCAGCTTCGTGATGAGGTCGTCGAGAAACATCACAGGACCTTGGTTAGGTCAATCCGCTTAGCAACGCGGTTAGGTAGATGCTTGGACGCTTCCTTCATGGGACGTTCGATGAATTTCGGTCCACCGACTTCGTGGATGAGTTCCATATCCTCGTGCTGGATCAGGGCGTAGTCGGCTGACTTCGGTCCGGTCTGCACTTGGACTGATACTCGGTTCCCTCGGAAGAACGGTCCTTCCACGTGGATCTCATCTCGCATCGTTCCGGATTCGACCGGAGCGTTCGCTTTGCACTCAGGAACCTCAACCGCTTTGACTTCTTCGAATAACGCCTCGCCGAATGCTGCCGGCGACCCCTTCTCAAGGCTCTCAAGGTCCTTGAGCGTTCGGCTCATGTCAATCGACCCGGAGAACGGATTCCTAGCCAAGGAAGACCTCGTTCAGAATCGGATTCACCTCTGCGATGAACCCTTCCGTGTTCAGGATCGGTCCGGTTGTCCCGTCAGGTAACGTGATCCGGTCGAACTCACCTACGATGCTCGGAGTCAGGAAGACGATCCTCGCCTGACTCATGACAAGCTGCCCATCCGCAGTCTTCACCATCTGCTGCTTCTTGATGACGACCGCTTTGCGACTGACCGGCGTAGCATACGTTCGCTTCCCGGCCCCGTCTGCCGAAACGAACGTCTCATACGTGACAGTCGCCTGCATCCCGAGTGACTGGGTCACCGTATTCGCGATCGCGACGGCGGAGTCGAGAAGTCCCACGAATACTACTCCTCGACCATGACGTTGACGTCGACCACCCCGTTCGTCCCCAGGTTCCAGAGGACGAGCGACGTTCCTGCTGGGATCTCCAATCCGTGAAACGTCCAGATCACGTGTGAGGAGATCGTTGCTGGGAACGCGACACGGCGGAGGAAGCCTCCAGGGACTGTCGGACCTGTCCCCCAAGCAATCGCCGTTGACGTGAGAATCAACCCGCTATCCCCGGACTCCAGCAGCAGCGAAACGGGAGTCGTTGGGGTGATCCCTTTGGCGGCAGGACGTCCGAGACCATAGGCGGAGGCCGTAGCCGCTGCGAGATACACGGAGAGCTCCCGCAGGACGATCCCCTTGCCTGCCGGAGCGATCAGCTCGAGTGCGGCCGTGGCGTCAGTCCCAGAGGATGTCCGACGAGAAATTGCACATCTGCGAACCATCATGCCCTCAACAGTTCTCGCACGCTGGTGGCTCGACTCTTCGGGTACCCCCAGTGGTCGGGAATCAGATAGAAGACCGCGTCTGGAACCGCCTTCGCGAAGACAGATTCCTTGAACGTGAGAGAGACGGGTCCTGCGGTGACGGATGTGATACCGAGCGTCTCGATGTCGGAGTCCCCGACACGATCCCCGACGAGGAGTTGCCGGGCGTACTCCGCCGTCGCGTCCTTGAGCTCGGGAGGAATCTCGGTGTCGGGAACGTATTCCCATCCGTTCCTCTTCAGCATGCCCTGACGAGGCCAGAGCAGTGCTTGGAGAGGAGTAGTGGGAAACCCACTCCAGAGCCAAAGCGAGTCCATCAGCTTGGTTGACCAGAGGACCGCCGCGATCTTCTGATCGGATGTCGCCGCGGCCCAGGTCGTGCCGACGGCAGGCCGGTCTAGGTGATACTGATCCCCTTCCGCCACCGTGATGTAGCTGTTGGCGGAAGGGGATCCGCCCGTCGGGTTGATCGGAGTGGGAGGCATGGTTACTCCGGCACCTTCAGAATCACGGTTGTGGAGAGCGGAACCGCGTAGATCATAAGAGCTCGGCTCCGACCCGAGGTTCCCGTCGCGTTCGGCTTCGTGATGCGGACCTCAATGTTCTGCCCGACGCCGGTGTACAGCTTGTCCGCGATCTGGGAGTGTCCTGGTCCAGGAGACGTTGACATAGCCGCGCCCGGGACTGAGGACAGAGCCAGACCTGCAGACCACCACGAGTTGAACTCGTCGATCAACCCTTCGAAGTCTGCCTGCGCAAGCGCATCACCAGTGCCGTCCCAGAGAGCGGAGCTCGTGAAGATCAGGTCGATGAGGGTAGACCCAGGAGGCTGGGCAATGAGGGCGGTATACGTTCCCGCTCCCTCCGTCTCCTCGAAGGTGACTTCCTTCATTCGGATTGCATCGAGGGAGCCCTCCGAGCGGAGGGCCGCTCCGACAGGAATATCCAACATCCTGGCCACAGGGTCAACTGAGTAGATCAGCTGCCCCGCAGGGTTCAGGAATTGGAGGACTCCGTCGACGTACCTTGTCTGTACGCCGCCGACCCCGTCTGGGTATAGGGCGCTGCCCATGGCAACCTCCCTACAACCCGAGGGTGTATACCCGGTAGACCGTCCTCACTCGAACGACGCCTGCTGCGGTCCCGGGGTTCGTGAAGGCTGCTGCCGCGACGAGATGGAGTCCCGCATTCGCGACCATCGCAATCGCTGCAGTGGACAGGGGCACGAATCGATGGATCGTGTCGGTTGCCGCACCGAGACTGTTCGCGGCTGACACGAGACCGGTCTGAGCTGCGCCGCCTCCAGAGAGGTTGACCGTGATGTTGCCGCCATCGGTATACGCAGCGGTGTCTCGGTCATTGACCATAACTGCTTCAACCAGCGTCACGGCTTTATCAGCACCCTGCGGCGCCACCAGCGGGAATCCCTCGGCATGCCCGAACTGTCCGGCGCCCGTGCCGATGATGTCGACTGCGGAGATCAGAACGTCTGTGATCTGGTTCCCGCCATCCGAGAGGATCGCTGCGCCGACAGGGAACTCGAGAGAGCGAGTGAGAGGGTTGATCGCGTAGATGATCTGCCCGGCAGCGTTGAAGAACGTGAGAACCCCGTCGATGTACCGGGACTTGACTCCGCCATTGCCCTGGGGATACATTCTGCTGTCCATTGCGCTTCTCCTCTGAAACCGTTGGGATTTCCAATCAGGCGTTTCAGGGAGGAGGTGGTGGACGACCTCCTCCCATCAGCGCAACGAACTACCCGGCGATCCAGACGCCGTGGGTCAGTCGGATCGCAGACGCTCCGAAGAGAGCGTCGAACGCCCACTGAACCTGACGATGCTGCCTGGTGACCTCCAGTCGCAGGGAGAGGCCGGAGACCTCATCAATGGCGACTGCCTGGAGAGTCGCTCCGGGCACCTGGACGGTGTCCATGAGCGGAGCCATCGCGAATGCGAGCAGATCGCGATGGATCAGGAGGTTCTTCACGAACGACGCCTTCAGCGTGATCGCGACGGGGGATCCCGGAAGAACGGCCTTCAGCCCCGGCTCGAACGAGATCGCCCCGCCACCGGCCACAGATGCGTCGCCCGACGTGACGACGTACGTCTGAGCGTGACCGTTGAACGTGATGATGTCGTTGATGAGGATCGAACCGGTGCCTGCCGACGCGAGCGTCACGGTCTTCACGCCGAGAGCGTAGCCGGCTGAATCCGTCGTCGCACCGACGGCCGTGCCTGCGACGTGCGAGGGGACTCGCTGGGACATCAGCCAGAGGGCTCCCAGCTTCCGACCGATCTGGCCGTTGATGATCACGTCCGCTCCCCCGCCGAAGGACGCATCCTGGAATGCGCGCAGGCCGAGCGCGTTTGCTTCCGCGTCGGTGTTGAGCACCACGAAGCGGGGCTCCATGTCCATCAGCTGACTGTTGCCGATGGAACGGGCGGAGAGATACGCGGAGAGATCCGTCGCGAATGGGGTCTGCCCAGCAGTCCCTGCGAACCCGTAGACCGCAGGTCCGAGCTTGCCCCAGAGGAAGTCCTCGACGAAGTTCGCGAGGCCCTTGACCGCCTCGTTCGCCTGCATTGGGAGGATACCTCGATCGACCTGGGACAGGCCCTTGTCGTCCATCGCGAACGGCGCTTCCTGCCACTCGCTGAGGGTGACCGGGATGCTGGTCGGGGTGACGGCCGAGACCGCCGGTGGGACGACGTCCGGGGTGACTGCGCGAGTCGCGACTTCCGCGGGAACAGCAACGTTGACGGTCGCAAACCGCTTCGCTGCTGTGATCTCCCGCTCGTACTCGCGGTTCGAGATCATCACCAGGGCGAGCCGCTCACGCAGGGTTGCGAGCCCCATCGCGACTACGGTCCCTAGGATGTTTGTGGTAACGAGCGCTCCTGCCATTGTGAAATCTCCTTGATGACACGGGTCATGTCCACCAAAGCGACTTCACCGAAGCCGGGCGCAGCGTCTCCGACGCGTTGCCGAGAGGGAGGAGCGCCGCTCCTACCCTCCCCTGACCTTTTCTACGAACTATGTTGCCGCGCCGGCCGTTGCCGGGTCGTCGTACTGCACGAGATACTTCCCGTCCTTGATGTCCTTCGCATGCTCACCGAGCTGCTGCGGAGTCGGATTCTTGAGAATGGTCTGCCCGGCCTTGAGAGTTGGGCCTCCGGGCCCACCACCGGTTGGCGGCGCACCACCTCCCCGAGATGGTTCGAAGGCGAAGTCGTGTTCCTTCGCGAGGCTCCCGATCCACTCTTCAACGGAGAGGGCCTCTCCGGCTTTCACCGTGCTGAATTTGTTCGGCGCGGCCTTGACCGATCCGTTCTCAACGGAGAAGACCCCACCCGCCTGTGCGATGATGTAGTCAAGGGCTTTGGCCTTGCCTCCGGCTTTCAGGAACTTCTCCCCGATCACGGAGCGGAGGGTTCCTTCGTCTGCACGCTTCCGGTCAGCCTCAGCCGCTGTCTGCGACGCGACGAGCTGATCCTTCAGGGGCTTGATTGCTGCGTCGACTGCCGTCTGAATCACTGCGGTGACGTCGTCGGGCTTGGTCACGCCCTTCTTCTTGAGCTCCGCGAGCTCGGCGATTGCCGTCTTCGCGGCCTCGGGGTCAAGCCCTTCGAACTTCGTCTTCAGGGGACGCAGTTCCTCGACTTCCTTCAGAAGCTTGACGTTGTTGTCACGGAACTCAACGACCTTCGCATTCGCCGCGTTGTGGTCGGTGACCGTCACGAAGCCGGGAGGAGCCCCTTCCAGGATCAGGTGAAACTTCCCCTCCTTCTGCTCGTAGAACTGCCGGAGTGGCTCCGCGACTTTGTCAAGAGTCTCGATGATCGGTGCTAGGGCTGGCATTTCTCTTCCTTTCAGCTGGTGGACTGATCGGGCATGGCGGCGCCTTTCCGCAAGGCTTCCGCCAGGACGATTTCGGCGCAGATGTGCCACTTCTCTCCGGTCTGGTCTGCGACGTCCAGTGCGGAGCACATGAGTACGAGTGATGCGTAGGCAGGATTCGACGTGTCACGGACAGCGTCGATGATCTTCTGTCCTGCGTTGATCGTGTCCGGGTCCTTCGAGTCGAGCACGCTCTTCGCACGGAGTCGTAGCCGTCTCATCCGCTCTTGGTGTCCTTGATGCGCAGGAGGAGAGCTCGCTCTGAGCTTTGCTGTGAGCTGACGGGTCGGACGAAGCGTCGCTTTCAGGTCGGTCACTGCTTCCTCAGAGCTGCGGCCATCGCACCGGGAGCGAGCTGAATGCGACGCTCCTCGCGTGCGGCAGTGGAATGCCCTTGCACGATCTCCTTCGCGGTTTCGAGAAGGCCATACATCAGGATCTTGTTCTCGAGCGGTCCTGTGATGGAAACGTTCCCCCCACCGTCCATGGCGATCCGGATCTCCACAACGGGTGGAGGGGCGTCACGCTTCTCTCCAACAATCTCAAGCGGCATGGGATGTCTCCTACGTAGCAGCACCTGCAGGTTGCGGAGCCGGTCCGCCAGCCGGTGGTGGTTGCTGCAACTTCGCGATGCGCTCCAGCTCGTCGGCGGATGTGACTCCTTCGGGGGTCCATCCTCCGGTCTCCAGGATGTTCCACCAGGTCTCGAAGCTGATTCGGCCGGCCTGAAGAGCCTGCAGGGCAGCGACGAGTTCGGAGGCAGTTGCCTTCGGAGTGAAGTATTCCTTGTTCAGCTCGACGCCTGTCGGAGCGTCAGTGGGCTTCTCCAAGGTCCCGGAGGCCCACCACACTGCGTGCTTGAGCGTCAGTGTGAGTGCCTGTTCCACAGCATGGGCAACGGTTCGGAGCGAGGCTCGTTCGCCACCATGCCGGAGGAATACGGCGGTTGCTGTCTCTGCAACGGAAGGAGAATCCTCAAGCATCCTGGCTCCGATCACCGCCATCTGCTTCTTCTTCTCCTCCATCGCCGTGAGGATCGAGGAGAGGCCGGAGCCGGTGAACTCGAGCATGCCTGCCTCGCCCTGGATGTCCAGTTCCCAGACAACCGACGGCCCGATCTTCATCTTGCTGTCACCAGTCGGGTTCTTCGCTCCAGAGACCCACGGAGTAGGGAGAGCAACGAGGTGCAGCCCGTATTCGTGGTCGACGGAGTTCCGCCAATGGGCAAGATTCACGTCAGCCAGATCCAGCAGTGGCGGATCCGCAAGGTCGGCCGTCGCGCTGTTCGCGCCGATGAACGTGAACGGGATGAAGTTCAGTGGAGTTCCCCGTCGCATCGGAATGATGAGGTCTCCGAACTCGACCCACTTCCCGTCCTTCTCCCGCCAGAGCTGCTGCACGTAGATGCCAAGGCGCAGCTCGCAGGAGCGGTATTGAATGAGCGTCGTACTTTCGAAGAGGTCCCCATCTTTCGGAACCTGAACACGTTCACGGAGGACCACGAGTGTGAGGGTCTCGTCCCCACCGATGCGAGTGGTCCGCCAGTTGATGATGTCTTCGCCGTTGTACCCGCAGAGATACGGCTGGTTGTTCGTCGCTTCGATTGTGGACATGTCCACAAGCACGCCGTAGCGGCCGAGCAACATTGTTTCACGGCCTGCTTCCAGCGAGAACATCTCGAACGTCACGTTCGTGAGGGTAACGTCTTTCAGGAAGGATTTCAGTTCTTCTGGAATCGTGACGACGGGAGCCTTCTGGAAGATCGCTCCGACGAGCCCGTGGACCGTCCGCTTGACTGCGTTGTAGAAGTTCCCGCGGCGTCGATAGGATTGGTTTCCAACAGCATCAACACCCGGAAGTTCTGGGACGTAGACCGACCCGCGAGCAAGCACCGCGTCCCGGCCGTCGTAGCAGTCACGCAGACGCTGCCACTTTGACAGGATGTCTTCGTAGTCTTTCCGACGGACGTTAACGGACATGGAAGGTCATCCCCAGACAGCCTCTCGTACTTGGACTTCCTGTGAACCGATCATAGCGAGAGGTGCACATGCTAGCATCAGAGCGTCGGCACGGTTCGGGGAGGGGACTCCACGGGCCTTCGCCTCCTTCTTCGACTCGATCTGGATCTTCCCACCGGAGATCCGCGTGAAGCGGATGCTGAGGAGTTCTGACGCGAGGTCCTCATCTCCGGGATCGATGTCGATCAGAGCCTGCTCAAAGAGCGTTCGGACGTGCCACCAGAGCTCTGCACGGAGATTCACGAAGTGCTTTGGGTCTCGAGCCTTCGCTCCGACGTTCACGCCGAAGACAGGCTTCTTCAGCTCGTGGGCGCGATTGACGACGCCTCGACCGATGCCGATTTCGTCTACCTTCGCAAGACGGATGTTCGCGTTGGTTGGACCGTCGAGGTACCCGAGCATTCGTCCGCACGTCGCCATCGTGTCTGGGTTTCGGTCCTCCCAGAGAATTCGGCAGATGCCTCCTCGATTCACGCAGCCGACGGAGGTGTCACCTCCACCACCAACGTCCAGACCGAGTTCACCCGTGGCGGTTTCCGCGGTGACTGTCAGCTGACGGAGCTGCGCTGCCTTCACCCAGGAGACGGGGAGGAGGCCACCGTCGGTTGAGTTCTCCGGGAACTGCCCGAGGATCTTCGAGGTCCAGTAGGGGTTGGTGGTGGAGGTACTCTCACCTGAATCAGCCGGAGGAACACATCGGGATCCATCCGGAGTCCAGGTCCAATGAGGAGCCCACTTCTTCCGCTTCTCTTCGACATAGACGCGTCCGATCAGCTGCTGCTTGATGCGTTCGGGGAGTTCCTCTCCGGTGAAGTTCGGGCTGTCGAAGGCAGAGATGCTGTGGACTGCCCAGCCAGAGCCGGGCTTGCAGGCTTCGAAGAATTCTCCGGACGGATCGTCCGGGTTGCTGATCATGAGGAACTTGCCGAAGTCGTTTGCAATCAGGCTGTCTGCGGCTTCGTGCAGAGGACCGCGGATGCCGTTTGCCTCGTCAAAGATCACGAGGACACGGGGCGCGTGGATGCCTTGAAAGGCGGTTGGATCGTATTCATCAGGCTTCCGGCCAATAGCAACCTGCTCTTCATTCCCGGCGGGCATCCTCATGTACCATTCGGTCTGGTTGACCCGTCCACGGAGCTGCCCCCGAGCGTGCACACGTCCGATCTCTCGCCAGAGGATGGTCTTGACCTGGGGTCCGGACGGAGCGCTCGTGACGACGAAGGCGGTGCCGGGAGGATTCGTATCCAGCCACCACCCCGCTGCAAGGGCGGCGATGAAGGACTTCCCGATTTCGTGACACGAGATAACGGCAGTGCGCCGGTTGTCTCGGACGGATTCGATAATCCGGCATTGAGACGACCAAAGAGTATCTCCGAGACGCCTCTGAGCCCAGTAAACCGGGTCCGCAAGGAAACGCCGACGCTCGAGCTCTGCCTGGATCGAAGCCAGTTCAATGACCGCTCCGTCCTCGACCTCGGACAGTCTCCGACGGATCAGCTCCTGTCGGGCTACCTCAAGATCCAGATCATCTGCAGCCGGTGCTTCGGGCATGATCCTCAGTGGGTCGTTTCGGTCGAAGGGGCTTCGCTGTAGGCCGAAGCCTCTGCAAGACCGGATTCCTCCACCGCAGTCATCGCAGCGCGGGCGTCCGCTGTGTCCTTCAGGACGGATGCAATGAGCGCAGCACGCTCCGCGAGCTCCTCAGTCGACATCTCAGACATGTCCTGATGCTGCGGAGTTGTGATCTCGACCTTCTCCGTGGGCTTGCCGTAGGCGTACGCCCAGAGCATGGTCTCGACCTGCGGAGGAAGGGTCCCGGACTTCGCCCTGCTCTTGAGCGAGGCTCGGTACTCTGGAGACTCCACGATCTCCCGCGCGAAGTGCTTGGCTAGGCCGTTGGCCTTGTTCGGGGCGCCGGGAGGCCGACCGATGCGACCCGTTGCACGTTCTGCGGGACGGGTAACCTTTCCATCCGTAACGTTGAAATCCGGATCGACAATGCTCATGCGTCTGCTCCAGACGGAGGAACACAGGTGATGATGATCTCAGGTGCCCAGATGACCGGGCGCACGATGCGGATGCTGCCGTACAGCCACCGCACTGCTTCGGATGGGATGGGAGGTTCTACCTCCATCCCCTGAACCGCTATGCGAAGCCTCTTCGAGCCCTCCTGGATGGAAGCCCAGAGAAGAATGGCATGCACCACACGACGTAGCTCATGCTTTGCCACGCGCACGGTGACAGGACGTCCGAGTTCCTCCTCGAACGCGAGGAAGACGCTCTGAGGGAGTGCCTGCGAGAGGATCGCCGTCGCGAAGTACTGGAAGGACTGCCGTCCAGACTCCTGCGCGAACGAGCGAACGCTCGACGCGGGAGCCGTCAACGGAACTTGGATCGCTGTGCTAGGCACGATGTGAGATCCATTATAGACGAAGACGTCAGGACAGACAACGATCAGATGTTCCTGATCGTTGATGTCAAAGAGGGGACGTAGGATAGAGGGAAACTACTCAGCTTTCCAGGGACGATCTTCTTTCCATTCGTCGGAGGGGATGTTGAAGCATTCTTCGCAGATGGGTTCCTCCATGATGTAGTAGAGGATTGCGAATTTGCGAATGCAGGTGGGTTTGTCCTTGCCGCAGATGAAGCAAGAACGGATTGTGGCGTCAGGTGTGTTTGTCATACTTCTAGTATAGCACACCTGCGGGTCGGAGGCAACGGCTATCCCTTCGTCTTGGTCAGGCCGTCGGAGACCAGCCGCTGAACGATCTTCGAGAGGGAGAGTTTCTCGGTCTCCGCCAAGCGTTGGACCTTCACGAGTTCCTCGAGCGTCAGCGTCAGGCTGATCTGGATCTTCGCACCGCCGGTTTCACCTCGCCTGCTCACAGGTCCTCTTGATTCGGAACGAGATGACGCAGTCGCAGCATCTCGTGGTACACCGCCGTCAAGTGGTCAATCGTCGGAAGCTTTCGGGTCTCACCCCGGATCATCCGGACGGCCTCTTCAAGGAGTTCTTTCTCGTCGGGCTGGGACAGTTCCTGCTGTTGTTGCTCCATAATCAATCCCTCGGGTCGAGCAGACTGAGGAGATACTCCGCGTGCTGTCGCAGAGCGATCTCCGCGTCCATCTTCCGCTGACATGTTTCACAGATCCCGTGAGAGACGATCTCGCCGGGCGCTGGCGCAGGCTTGCCATCCTGCGGCGTGCGACACCAAGCACAGATTCTTCGCATGGTCCATTATCTCCTAGATCGGATTGAAGATCACGGGACGCGTGATCCAGATGACGTCGTCACCGTACCGTCCTAGGATCGTGCTCGCGCGGAAGAGGCCGAGCATGTTGCCTTCGGAGTCGCGGAGCGCGTAGGTGTCGTTGTGAACGTGTAGTGCTGTGACCATCTTCGTATCCTCCATCGGAAGGTGGAACGCCGTGCTCCACCTTCCTGTGCAGGATGCGAACTACGAGGTCGCCTCGGCCGCCGGCTTCACCTTGCGCACGCGCTTCTTCGGCTCGACGCCCTCGGCCAGGTTGTCGCGGAGCTCCCGGTTCTTCTCGGCGAGCTTGCGCCACATCTTCGTCTTGTAGCCCTTGACGAGCAGCGCGAACGCGACGGCGTTACCATCCTGCTCGTCTTCGTCCCCGGAAGTCAGCTTGCTGAAGCCGTCCTTCACGCCCTCGGCGAGGCTCTCGTAGGGGAACTTCACGGACTTGCCCTTGTTCGCGGGAACCGCGTCGAGCGTCTTCTTCCAATTCTCCCGACGCTTCTGGAGCAGCTGAGCGGTCTGAACGATTCCCGAACCCTCGTTGGCGACGATCTGCTGTGCGGTCATGTTCGTGTCTCCTGATTGTGGGCCGCAGCCCTGTTTACGACGAACGAATCTCACTACTGATATTCTACCGCGCCATCGAATCGATGTCAACCGAAAAAACGCGCGCTGCCCGAGCCGCTCCGACTTCCTTGGCCCAGGCAACCAGATGCTTGCAGCTGCGGGCGAAGACGCCCTTCCTCTGGAACTTCCAGGCCGGGCACGTGCAGTAGATGTTGTCGTCGGCCCCCAGCCGGATCTCGTAGAACACGTTCTCTCGACTCTCGCTCTGCACGCGCTTCAACGTCTTGGCTTGCTTCTTCATCTCTCACCTCCATCTCTATAGTATCACGGCTCTCCTGCGCCGGCAACACCTTTCTGCAGAAAAGTTTCGGGGGGGGGGGGCTGTGCCAAATAGACCGAAGCCGCTGAACTTCGCTCTATATATAGATACGTCAGCACGCAGGTCGGGTCTCGTCTCCTTTTGGAGAGTGGCAACGGAAATCCGCACGCCTCAGCG